ATTTCAGTTACAGCTGGAATGGGTGATCAACTTTGTGCAGAACCTGCAATTAGATATACACAAAAACTTTACCCAGATGCAAATGTGTTTGTAGTCTCACATTTTCCACGTCTTTTCGAACACCTTTCTTGTCCTGTTATGAATTATGACGAATGGAAAGGTATTAATGATTCAATAATAACAATGCATACTTGCCCTGATGATGAAAAGAGTGAACATAAGATGTCTCATGTTCTTTTTCATCCAACAGACTTTGCTTCTATGTCAATGATTAAAAGAACCATTCCAAATAGTGAAAAAACAATAAAACTAAAATTGGAAGCAGAAGATACAATGTCTGTTCTGAATTTATTAGAAAGTAAAAAGAAAGACAAACCAACGGTAGTGGTTCATGCTGGAAAATGGTGGCCTTCAAAAACACTACCACAAGATTGGTGGCAAAAGATTGTAGATAAGTTATCTGAAAAACTCACGGTAGTTCTTATTGGTAAAACAATAGATGAACAACAAGGGTATCTTCCAATCCAATGTCCAAAAGATGGTGTTGATCTTCGTGATTTAACAACATTAGGTGAATTGTTTTCTCTTATCTCACTCTCTCGTTGTCTTCTTACCAACGACTCTTCACCACTTCATATTGCTGGTGCTTTTGATAATTGGATTGTAACTATTCCAACGTGCAAACACGAAGATCATATTCTTCCTTTCCGTAATGGAACACAATACTACAAAACAAAGGCACTTCGTAAGGGACTACTTCTTGACGACTTGGAAATTCGTCACACGGAATTCTATACAGATACAATTGATCTAATTCCAGAAGGAAAGACATTATATGATTATATTCCAGAAGTTGATGAAGTTGTAAAGGAGGTATTTGACATCTATGACAACGAACGTTAATAAATTCGAATCATTCAGACCACTTATGAATGAGTGGGAGTATAAATTCATTGAGAAGTTTCTAACTCCCGATGATGTTCTTCTTGAATGGGGAAGTGGAAATTCAACACTTTACTGGTCGGGTATTGTTTCAAAGGTAATCTCAATTGAACATGATATTGATTGGATAAACTCTTTAGGTAAAGTGATAGACGCATATGATGTTAAGAATATTGAACTACATCATATAGCCGCTCATTCACCAAATCCAATCCCATGTAGATACGAACAATTCAAGGATTACATAAACTATCCAAAAGAGAAGGAATTGAAGTTTACAAAGATTCTGATTGATGGTCGGGGTAGAAAGTATTGTGCAAAATCAATATGGGAAGTTATAGATGAGAACGTGATTGTTTTTATTCATGACTTCAACAGACCCGACTATCAGATGACCCTAAAATACTATGATCTTGTTGATGTAGACTGGCGAGGACAAGGTATCGCTGCCCTACGAAAAAAGAAAGAGGTTATAGAAGACGGGTCATATTATTGATGGTAATCTACGAAGAGGCATATTTATAGAATATGTCTCTTTTTGTTTATGAGGTATTTCAAGTGGATTATATACAAGTTGAAAATGGTGAAGTAAAAGGATACCCACAACCATTACCGAGAAATTGGGCAGACGTTTCTAACTTTTATTTGTTGGAAGATATACAAGTTCTTTCTTATGGTTGGTATCCTGTTCGATTTGTTCCTGCCGAAAAGACTGATAATGATGTTGTAACAGGTCAATCCTTTGTTATAGAAGGAAACGAAGTAGTCCAGTATGAACAAATACGACCTAAAACAGAATCGGAAATTCAAGAGGAATTAAACTCTAAGTGGGAAAATATTAGAAACCAACGAAACTTGCTACTTTCAGAATCCGATTGGACACAACTTCCAGATTCACCACTAACACCAGAAAAGAAAACTGAATGGTCTTCTTATCGTCAGCAACTCAGAGATATAACTTCACAATCAGATCCAAACAACATTATTTGGCCAACTAAACCGTAAAAATATGAACAAACTCGTAGAACAAATAATCAAAGAGCTAAAACTCCAAATCTTCAATGAAGACGATTCAAATAAAGGAAAAATCGTAGCTGTGTATCCTGGTCGTTTTCAACCGATGGGTATTCACCATAGAGATGCTTATATGTGGTTGAAAAAACAATTCGGTGATAAGAATACCTACGTCATTACTTCTGATAAAGTAGATGGACAAAAATCTCCATTCAACTTTCAAGAAAAGAAACGGATAATGGTAAAACACGGAATACCGGCAAGTCAAATTGTAAAAATAGTTAGCCCTTATAACCCACAGGAATTCTTTGAAAAAACAAAACTAGATCCAAAAACTACTTCAATAGTTTACATGATTGGTGAAAAGGATAAAGGTAGACTAAAAGGATTCAAACGTCTTATGGCGTACAACAGAACAACCTTCATTCCTGCAAAAGATCTCATAGACCCTTACACATATTATGTTTACGCACCACACGTTTCATACAATATACCTTCATTCGGTGAAATGTCAGGAACAAATATTCGTAAGGCACTCGGAGATAACGATGCAAAATTGACTGAATTGAAATATCGTTTCAAACAAATATTCGGTTGGTTTGACGCTAGTGTTTTCAACTTGGTTATAAGTAAGTTGAATACAAAACGTAGTAAAATAAAAGAAGACCTAAACGATTGGTTCCGTGTATTATCAAATATGACACAAGAACAAGGTCAGATGTTCTTTGATATTCTCAAAAAGGAATATGGAGATACAAAAGACCTTCTTCCAATAATACAAAAGTTTGTGAAAACAGGAAAACTAAACGACCAAGAAAAGGCAATCTTTCAGAAACAAATGAAAGATACTTTCAAACTTATGGGTCTTGGTGCTATTGCTGCAATACCAATACCGGGAACAATGTTATTGATTCCTGTTATAGTTCAACTCGCTAAGAAGTTCAAAATCAATCTTCTTCCAGAAGCAGACGAACCAGAATCAGAACGTCTCTCCGTAGTTCGTAGAGAATTTTGGAACGAAATATTTACAGAAGTTGCTAAGGAAGATAAACCACTTCTAAAAGAAGGTGGTGCAGCAGGACACATGACACATCCATTTGAAGATTTTGGTCTTACATTCGGTGATATGAAAGAAATGTTCAGACTTGGTTTATCTGGTGAAATAACAACAACAGGAAACCCAACAGAAAAATTAGATGGACAAAATTTATTTGCTTCATTTAGAGAAGGTAAACTTTATGCTGCTAGAAACAAAGGTGACATCAAGAATGGTGGAATGGATTATGAGGCTATCAAGACGAAGTTTGGTGGTCGTGGTAATATTGAAGAGGCATTTACATTTGCGTTCTCTGATTTGGAAAAGGCAATTCAAAAACTAACTCTAAACCAACAAAAGAAGATTTTTCAAGACGGTAAAGCTTGGATGAATCTTGAAATTATGTACCCGAAAAGTGCAAATGTAATCAACTATGATGGTGCTTATATTGTTTTTCATGGAGTTTCTTTGTATAATGATAAAGGTGAAAAGATAGAAGATTATCCTGATTACGCAAGAGTTTTAGCCGGAATGATAGAACAAGTAAATGCACATTCACAAGAAACATTTAGCATTACCAAACCAAAATCAATCGTGGTTGGTAAAACTAAAAAGTTCAATCAACGACTGAATTACTTTGTAACAGAACTAACAACTCTTCAGAATAAGATGAATTGTTTAGACACTGACACAATTGGTGTATGGCATCAACGTTGGTGGGAAAAGTATATCAAAAAGAACACAAAAGAAGCTGGTCTGACGATAGATCAAAAAACTATGGAAGGACTTGTAAAGAGATGGGCATTTTATGATAAGTCATTTGCTCTAAACAGTACAAATATATCTGACGGCAATCTTTTGACTTGGGCAAAGAATACGGATAAACTGAAAGTCCAAGAACAAATGCAAAAGAATGTTCAACCGTTTGAATTACTCGTGTTAGAGTTTGGTGCCGAAGTTCTCAAAAATGTTCAGAGTGTAATGGCAATAGATCCAAAGAAAACTACAAGTCAAATGAAGTTGGATGTCAAGAATGCAATACAAACTCTTTCATCTTCTAAAAAGTTGGAAGATATAAACGTTCTCAAAAAACAATTGAAGAGAATTGACGCTGCCGGTGGTATAGATGCAATAGTTCCATTAGAAGGTATTGTATTTACATTCAATGGTAAAACATATAAACTAACAGGTGCATTCGCCCCGATAAATCAATTATTGGGTTATTTCAAATTCAAGACATAATTATAGTAAATAGTTTCATTTATTCGATGGTGATGTATGGTAAAGATTGACAACATAAACGATGTCAAACAACTTCTAAAGGGAGAACACACTTCTCAAACTTCTATTCAAACGGGATATACCGGAGAACCTGAAGAAAAGATAACAAGAAGTGTTGGTGATAGATGGAAGGATGAGGACGGTAATGAGTGGGAACAGAAGGAAGGTTATAAGATAAAGTTAGGAAAGGATTGGCAACAAGAACTCCACGGTTATCTTAACACCTTTCAGAATTGTCCAAAAGAAGTTTGTACGTGTAATATGCCAAAGAATGTTGATAACAAAATGAAGGCGTTACATGGTATGTGTTTAGATTGTGTTGTTGAATTGGAACACAAACTTAGATTAGAAGGTAAATGGGATGAATACGAGCGGGAAAAGATGAAGCAAAATGCTTTGTCTTGGTTGGCTGAGGCTGAACGAGATAAAAATGTAATTGCAGAAGAACTTTCAAAAACAGAATTTGTAAATTCATTCGGTGATGTTGAAAAATGGGACACCGGTAAAACAAAAGAGGAACTCTTACAAAAGATTGAAGATGAGTTTCAAAAGTTTCGTGAAGATTTTATTCAGAAATTGGAGAACTATGGTGATTGAACAACTAAAGTCAGGATTGGCTTCAATGATTTCAGATGTTGACGGATCGGTCTCATCAAAACGAGTTGTTACATTCTTATGTGTACTTGCCATGTTAGTTACATGGGGTGCAAATCTTTTTTGGGGATTTCAAATCACAGAGTTTATCTTTGAAGGTTTGATGTATATTATCATTGTTGGTCTCGGTGTTGCAACCGCAGAGAAATTTTCACGTAAGGGACAATAACTATGTCAAAATCTATTGTAATAGAACGTGCCGTACCATCGAACAAGTCACTATACAATAGTGTAAAGGCACGTATAAAGAAGAAATACAAAGTATGGCCGAGTGCTTATGCCTCGGCCGCACTTGTAAAAGCTTATAAAGCCGCTGGTGGTGGTTATCGTAATGAATCTGTCACGATCAAGAACCCTGTTTATCGTCTTGAATCATATAAAACAAATGAATGTGGTAAAATTACAGAACTACATTTTGGTATTCAAGAGGCAGAAACAGAAATTCTCGGTGAAGCCGAATATCGTGGACGTAAGGTGTCTCTCGGTAAACCATTCAGAACTCCAGGTGGCCCAAAGAAATTCTCCGTATATGTAAAGAATCCAAGTGGAAACATTGTCAAGGTAAACTTTGGACACAAGGGTGAAGGTGGTAAGAAGACAATGAGAATAAAGAAATCAAATGCAGCAAGACGTAAGTCATTTCGTGCAAGACACAACTGTGACACTCCAGGCCCAAGACACAAGGCAAGATATTGGTCATGCCGATTCGGATGGCCTTCGAGTGGTAAAGGTGCAATAGATAAAACATAACTTATGAATCAGGCGTTATATCAATCGTTGCTTACACCACAATTTCAATTTCATCTTCCTACAACAAGAGATGAAGCGGCAGATGCAATGGCAAATTCTTATCATTTGTCTAACATAGGTCAAACAACAACTCCATTTGGTGCACCACTTATAAATGCAGATAAATCTATTTTAAAAACTTTCATAAAATTGAGTCTTGATATAAACTTCTACGGGGGTCAAGTGCAATCAACAGTATCTGAAGTTATAGCAACTATTCGAGGAGCTGTTCAATCTGCACAACGAGGAATAACCGATGCAGTAAAGGATGCTCAAAAATTTGTGAATAAACAAATTGATAATTTAGTTTCATCTTTACCAGCTCCTTTATTGTTTATTTCTCCTATATTGAAAGGACTTATTGGTGGTATTTTCAAAGATCTACTTGGTTCTAGTGACAATGCATTTGCTGAAGTTTATAAATGTATGAAAAAACTTGAGGGTATCATTGATTTACTCGATGTTTCTAAAATTGCTTATTTTGTTATGTCAACTGGATATTGTCTTTATTGGATAACTGCAAAAATGGCACCGGTTCCTCCTATGCCACCTTGTATTGCACCAACAACCGGGCCAATAATACTACTACCTGGTTTACCAACACCGTTGAACTCGGATTTGGCAAAAACATTCAAAAATGGAGTATCAAGTGTACAGGCAGTCGGTAAACTTTATAATAGTTTGGTAGCACATCAACTTACAGTTGCCGGAATTTATCTTGGAATAATACCATTTTTTCCTTCACCTATACCAGGCCCTCCAATTCCTTGGTTTTCAATGTTGAGTATACCATTTCCTGATATAAAGATTTCTATACCACCAGGCAAACCAGATTCGGCAGGTTCTAAAAAACAAAAAGAACGTCAAGAAAAAATAGATAAAGATCCAAGTGGTGAATTTAGAAACGCTGGTGAAAAACTAAAGAAGGCGAAGGAAAATTTGAAAAAACAAGCAGAAAATTCTAAACCCTGTTGATATTTATTTCTATGACACCCTGCCAAAAATATATACTAGAATTAGTCTTACTTGAGTATAATCGTGAGATTCTAACAGAAGGAAAGAAACCTTCTGGTGGTCTTCGTAAGTGGTTCAAAGAAAAATGGGTAGATATTAGTAGAAAAACAAAGTCAGGTGGTCATCCTCCATGTGGTGCATCTGCTGGTACAAAGGCAAGAAAAGGTGGTAAACGTGCCTATCCAAAATGTGTCCCTGCTGGTCGTGCCTATCGTATGTCATCAAAACAAAAGAAAAGTGCGGTAACTCGTAAACGAAAACACGGTTCAACGAGACGTGGTAAAGCTAAAATGGTATCAACAAATCCAAAGAAGTAATATGAAAACACTTATTGTAAAAATAATTCTTGGAATTCTGATGTTCGGTGGAATTGGTCTAGCAATCTACAACTCTATGTTAGTAGACGACCGTGTAACTGAAAATATGAGAATTGCGGATTCACTCCGTGCAGAAGTAAACAAGTATCATCAGAAGTATGATAGTTTACTTGTGGTTGCTGCTCAGTTAGATTCTAAAATTGTAGAAGATGAACGTAGAATTGATTCATTGAAAAAGAATCCTCCGATTCGGAGAGAACCAAAACCAACAATTGTACGTGTTGATTCTGCTGTAAACTTTTTGAATGATTTTATAAAGGACTAAAATGAAATGGACATTACCAATTTTATTCTTGCTTGCCAGCACATTTTCGTATGGACAATCGAAAGACTCCGTAGTTTGTTTACCAAAGGCTGATATTCTAAAACTGGCAAATAAAATCCAAAGACTACAAGACACAATTCAATGGGAAAAGGATACAATATCTTGGCAAGGTAAAATTATAATCGGTCAGGATACTCTTATCACCTCTTACAAACAACGTACTCTTCTTTTCCAAGAACAACTTGATAATCGTCAAAAAGTTATCGGTACAATGGAAGAAGAAAACAAGAAACTTCGTGAAACAATTGATATACTCATGCCAAAGTGGTATGATAATAAGTGGATGTGGTTTGGTGGTGGTGCAACAGTTGCAACGATCATTTTGGGTCTGGTGTTGTAATGGTTCAACAAAATAAAACGTTACGTGATATAATCAAAGAAGAGTATGTAAAGTGTGCCTCTAATCCGGTGTACTTTATGAAGAAGTATGCCAAGATTCAACACCCTGTTCGTGGTAAGATTCTATTTGAACTATGGAACTTTCAGGAAGACGTACTTCGTGATTTCCAAGATCACAGATATAACATTTGTTTGAAGTCTCGTCAGTTGGGTATCTCAACTCTTATTGCTGGTTATTCTCTTTGGTTGATGTTGTTTCAAACCGACCAAAACATTCTCGTTATTGCAACCAAACAAGAAACTGCAAAGAATCTCGTAACGAAGGTTAGAGTTATGTATGACAATCTTCCATCGTGGTTGAAAACTGCGGTAGTTGAAGATAACAAACTCTCACTTCGTTTCAAGAATGGTTCACAGATAAAAGCTGTTTCAGCCGCAGCAGATGCCGCTCGTTCGGAAGCTCTTTCACTTCTCATTATTGACGAGGCCGCCTTCATTGATAACA